CGGCGGCGATCACCTCCGCCTCCGGTCCTGGGTAAACGTACAAACGCGCATCCACCTGGTAAGGCACGATCTCTGCCGAAGCGACCGTGAGTCGATCGCCCAGCGGCCGAACATCCTCCGCACTCAACGCCTCACGGACGACCTGCAGCAGATCGGCGTCTGCCGTACCGTCTTCCAGGCGCGACAGCACGGTGACCAGCACCTCGCACGGCGCCGGGCTTTCCGCGCTTACGTCGGCAACCCGGCCATCCGCCGCCAGGGCGTGGGCCTTGTAGGCACTGCGCGGGCCGGCGACGGACAGCCGCTCGAAGGCCATCTGCCCACGGGCGCGCAGGGATTCGTCGTCTTCCATAACCGCGTCCACCGGCGGTACGGCGTTGGGGTTCGCCGGCACGACGGTCAGGCGCTGCACGCCCAGTCCGGCGCAGACGTGGTCCAGGTCACCCTTGCTGGCGAAGGCCAACAGCACGGCGCGTGCCGCGTCGTTGATCCGGGCGCGGTTGGTGACCTTGCTGTAGGCAGCCACCTCCAGCAGTTTCAACACCGGATCGGACTCCAGGGCGGCCGTCCAGGCCGAGCCCATCCCTTCTCGGAACTGGGCGAGCTTTTCCTGGTAGGTGGCTTCGAAGTCCAGGTCCTCCAGGACATTAGGGCGCGGCAGCGCCGAGAGATCCACAACGCTCACGCGGTCACCTCCAAAGTTACGCTTTCGCCCAGGTACTGACCGGTCAGCGCAAAGCTCACCCGGCCGCCAACGACTGCTACTACCTGAACGCGCTGCAGCTTCAGCCGGGGCTCCCAGCGACCGAGGGCCCGGGCGACTTCAGCCTGCACGGCGCTTTTCCAGCCTTCGTTCACCGGCAGGTCCACCATGCGGCGCAGGCGGCTGCCGTATTCCGGACGCATGCGCCGGCTGCCCAGCGGGGTGCCGAGAATGTCCTCGATGGACTGCCGCAGATGCGCAACCCCAGAAAGCGGCTGTCCGGTGCGGCGATCCATTCCGGTCATGCTCAGTCCTTCACGGGTTCGAACTCAGGGTGGCGGGCCAGGTAGTCACGCAGCTCCGGGAACTCGGCGCCGATGCGGCCGCCCTTCACCTTCGCCGTCCTGCCGCTGGGCAACACCAGGGTGCGGGAGGTGAACACCTTGTCGCGGAAGGCCGCGACCGGCGCCGGAACAGGGGCGCGCTCGGCGGTCACCGCAGCGGCTTCTGAGGGGGCGATCTCTTCTTTCTTGCTCATGTCGATACCTCGGAAACGAGGAAGCCCGCGCAAGGCGGGCTTCTTTTGAATGACAGGGTGCTGTGATCAGTAGTGCTGACAGCAGCGGCAGCGCGGGACCTCTTGGTACTTACGACTGGAAAGACCCACGGCCAGCGCTTCGGCCAAAATATCGCTCGGGATGTTTTCCAAAGCCTTTAACCAGTAGGATCTTGCCCGGATAGCATCCATTTGTTTGCTGATTTGCAGCCCGATAACTTGTGTTACCGCACGAAGCTGCTCATCACGCTCTTGATCTGCTTTTTTGTCGGGAGTCATGGACATGACCGTCTCCAATATCCAACGTTTTGATGAAATCACGGGCAAGGTACTGGCAGCGCTCTATGAGGCATTTCCGGTTCCTATATACCTACCCGCAGCCCAATTTGTTGAACAGCCAACTCGGCAGTGCGATCACATGGGAGAAGTCCCAAGTGAAGAAGCTGAGTTCTTTATCGCCTGCGTGAAATGGCTGGCCGAGGCCGGCTACCTCAAGCTCAGCGGAACAAACTACGGCTGTGCTTCTGATGTAGTACTAACCGCAAAGGGATTGGAGACCCTTAAGGCAGTCCCGAAAAGTCTTCACGACAGCCCATCTATTGGCGAGCAGCTGATTGAGGCCACTAAAGATGGCGTTCTTGATCAAGTTCGGGAGCTCGCCAATAGCTTCCTCAAGCGAGGCTTTGCGCTCGCTGCTACGACAACCGCCGAGTATCTCCGCAACACCCAGTAAGGCCCGCCGATCAATGCTTGTGATTCGGCGTGTTGCCCAACGTGTCGATGATCCGTCCGCCGCCCAGGATGTCGCCGGTGACGGACAGCTGACCGTCTACCGTTGCCCCACCCGCCAGCGTGGCGCCGCCGTTGAGGGCGGCCGATCCAGCCACGGTCAGTGTCTCCGCAAGCGTCGTTGAGCCATTTACGGTCAGCGGTCCGTCGACGGTGGTCGGCCCGACCAACCCGATTGCGCCGGCGGTGACAGTGACGGCGCTGTCCGTCACCTCCGCCACCGTTTCACCTACCACGATCTCCACCGTACCCTCGGGCAGCGAGATGCTGTAGCGCTTGGCCGTCCAGTCGTAGATCAGCGAACCGCCATCGGGAAAACGCCACACCTCGACATGGTCGCGGTCATCCGGCGCGGTGCCGGCATCGCCGTATAGTCCTGGAACGAAGGTCCCCGAAGCAGGGTCGCCGCTCGGGCTGATTAGCACGCCCTGTTCGCCGATGCTGGGGGCCCGCCAGTGGCGGGCGGCACCGGCGGCGATCGAGTGCCAGCGCACCCAGGCGCTGGTCCACTCGCCGTCCGATACCCGGCATACCGGCGGATCGGCCGTGGTATCCACCGCCACAACCACACAGCCGATCACCAGGTTGGCGATCATGCGGTCGTGCTCGGCCAGTGCGAAGCTCATTTCAGCTCCTCGGGTGCCACGTCGGCGCCTTCGACATCCAGGATCAACGTGCCGGGCGACTGGTCTTCCCAGGGCCATTCTTCTTCGCCGAGGTAGACCTGTTGGGTCCATTCCACCTGCCAGACCGTGTAGCCATCCAGCTCCGGCTTGGTCCAGTCCTGCCCGGCCTGAACGAACTCGGCCGGCTCCACCGCCAACCCCCAGGTCTGGGCGCGCAGCAGCACTGCCAGTTGCGAAGCCAGCTGGCAGGCCTGCTGCATGTGGCCGGAACGCTCCGGCTGGACCACGATGCGCGCCTCGAAGCGCAGCACCAAGGCGGTGACGCCTGTGCCCGGGTCCTCGCCCGGCTCGAACTCCGGCACTTCCAGGAACACCGCGGGCAATGCCACGCGGTCATGTATGCTTGGCCAGGTCGCCACCTGCGCGACACCCGGCAGGTTCGCGCGCAGGTGGTCCTCTACGGCCCGATACAGCTGATCGAGCGTCACGCGATCATCGTCCATTGCCACCTCGCTTGATCAGTTTCAGCAGCTCGAAGTTGAGCTCCTGCTTCAGCAGCTCCAGCAGCCGTTGATCCACACGACGCACCCAGCTGTCGAACAGCGGCCTGACGTCGTCCAGCAACACCTTGGCCTTGGCCAGCGGGAAGCGGTGATACATCTCAGCATCCATGCTGCCGCGCCGCGCCTTGGGGTTCGATGTCAGCTCAGCGGCGGGATAGTCCTTGGCGTTGAAGTGCTTGCTCGCCGTGCGAATCCAGATGTCCTCGCCGCTGCCATACACCCGCCCGTAGAACGCCCCTCGGTAACGGCGGCCGGCTACCGAGACGCCCGCGCGCCCCTGACGAGGCCTGCCGATGCGGCTGGCTTCAATGGGATTGATGCCGAACCACAGCTTGCCGGACGACTCGCCGCCCTTGGGGGCGTAGCTGCGCAGGCGCTGCCGCACCGCCCGCTGGGCGATGCGTTCCTGCTGGCTTACCGCCCGGGCGATGTGGGTGCGCAGCCAGCCCAGGGTCTTGTTGATCGCCCGGCGCTGCGCGGCGGCAGCGGCCTTGGGCGTCAGCTCGGCCATCCGTTTCAGGAAGGCCAGATCCTCGGGCCGCGCCTGGATGGTGATCATTCCGCCTGCGGCTGATTGCTTGTAGTAACTGCCGACACTCATGCCCGCATCCTCAACAGCAAGGCCACCAGGCCGGTGCCATCCGGCTCCAGCTCCACCAGGTCGTAATCGCCACCACCGTCCTCGGCCGCCAGCTCGATGGTGACCACCTGGCCCTGCTCGATGCCTGCCGCGTCAGTCACCCGGATGGTGAAGCGCGGCTCGCGTAGTCCGGTGTTCAGGCGGCCCATCTTTGGCCCCAGCCAGGGGGCCGAGAACATGCCCTTCAAGAGGCGGCCCTCGACCCGGCCGGAATCCGCCAGGGTGTCGAACACCGTGTCATCGACGCTCGACACCAGATCGCGGAAGCTCACGGTCAGACCTTCAAGCGAATCAGCGCGCGCGGGCGCGTGCACAGGTGCAGCGGGTTGGACTGCGCCTCGCCATGGATGCCCTTGGCGAAGGGCATCAGCTCCAGCTTGCTGTAGTACGGAATGCCCTGGGTGTTGACGGTTTCCATGTAGTCGGCCGGCGCGAAGGCGCTGATCAGCAGCTCCGGCACACCTTCGGGCACCAGCAGGGCCTCGTCATCAGCCACGAAGGCGATGCCGGCCACCTTGCCGCGATAACGCTCCCAGACGATGCCGCCGAACTCGAAGCTCTCGCGGGCATCGCCGCGCAGGGCAGCGGCCTGCTGGGTGGCCAGGTAGGTTTCCTTGACCGACTTGTGGGCGATCAGCTTGTACCAGAGGTTCTTGCCGCAGAAGGCACGGGAACCGCTGGTGGTCATGCTGCCCAGCGCTTCCTCCTGCATGTCCAGGGCTTCGCCGCAACGCACGCGGATGTCGGTGGCGGCATCGTTGAGGCCCATGGACAGCTCTTGGCGCGCCACGCCGAAGCGGGCGTAGATGTCCAACAACACGGTCTGGCCGTCGGCATCCAGCACCAGGCCGTTGAGGGCGCCCATACGCTGGAATTCGTGGGTGGCGTCCAGTTGGCGGCGGCACTTGGCCAGACGCTTGTTGACCACATCCTGCACCGCCTGCAGCTCGGTCTGCTCGCCGAAGGCGCGGATGCCCTGGATCTCGTCGGCCAGGATGGTGAAGCGCTGCGGCAGGTGCACGGTGTTGAAGGGGATCAGGCTGCGACGGCTGCCGGTGACCACCAGGCCGGACGTGCCACGCTCACCCGCCGGCACCAGGGCCAGGGTGTCGCCGTCCTTTTCGATCTGCACGGTCAGGGTGGTAACGCCCTGCTCTTCGAACAGGCCGAGGCTGCTGATGCGGCCCGGCAGGTAGGGTTGTTCGTTGATGGCGGCGGTGAGGCTGGAAACGCTGAACGCCTCGTCGTCGAAAATTGCGATATCGGCCATGTGTAGGCTCCAGAAATACGAAGCCCCGCATCAGCGGGGCTTGGAATGAAGGGGTGTTTCGCCTTAGCGAACGATGACGAACTGCCCGGCCAGTTCCTTCTGAGCATCCGGGTCCAGGCCGGTCAGCAGGCTGCCGGCGACCTCGGCCAGCCGCACCACGGCACGGCCCCGGCGCACCGTCTCCGACTCGCCGAGCGGCGCGAAGAGAATGGCGGCGGCGGTCTGGCTGCCGTCCTCGGCTACCGGATCGTAGGGGGCGTATTCACCGCTCGCCGTCACGATGCCCAGCACCTGGCCGGCCGGCAGGGCGGCGCCTGCGCTGACGTTGATGGCTTCGCGGGAAATTTTGCCGGGGCCCTCGGACAGCAGGAATTCACCCGCATGGATGGGTTCTTTTTTGATCGCACTCATTGGGTGGCTCCTTTCGCGGAGGGTTTACCGGACAGCGCTTCGCGACGGCGCGACCAGATGGTTCCAGGGTTGAGGGGCTTGGCTTTCACCGCCGGCGGCTGTTCATCGTGGATGGGCAGACTGTTGTCGATCTCAAAGCCGCCCTTGCCGCTGACCAGCTTGTCGAACAAGCGCGTCCGCGCGGCTTCCACCGTGAGGCCGGCCGTCACCAGTTGCTCGGTCATCTCGGGCATCCGTGCAGCGACACACAGGTCGTGCACGCCCTGGGCGCGGGTGAGTGCCGCCTGAACATCCGCGCGGCTCTTCAGCCCCGAGTCCTTGATCAGGTGGCTGGCCAGATTCATCAGGCCCGCCTTGGCGCAGCCGTCGGTGATCAGCACGGCCAGCGCGGCGCTGTCCGGCTGCTCCGGCTCCGGCTC